GGTATAACGATGTCGAAACAAAGTTGGCGAGAGCGAGCCCGAGGCAGATCTCGAGATATGATATGGCGCTGGATGTTGCAATGCTGCTCGAGGTGCGTGACCGAAAATTGGTTTGGGCATGTGCGCATAGTGCAGTGAGAAGACAACGTGGTCCGCATTGGAAGAAGATTGGCAAGATGATGGGCATGCATGCGGAGACAGTGAAGCGTCGATTTGATCGAGCGATGTTGGAGCTTTGGTATAAAACTCTTACGTGTACGAGCCGTGCGAAATGACGTAATGTTTTGTTACGCTGAACGAAGTTACCTCCCTGTAACATTCCTAGCTTAACTCCGAGACTTGATGAGGCCTACGGGCCTCATCTTTTTGAAGGATGAGATGAGTAAAAAGCCAAGGCTGAACAAAGTACAGTTTGAGGAGATCCTTCAGCGATTGGCTGACGGCGAAAGCCTGACAAAGATTTGTAATCACACAGATCATCTGCCGAGCTATCGAACTGTGTTGCGGTTCGTTCAAGACAGTGACGATGCGTACTACGAATATCGAAAGGCTCGAGCGCTACAGGCTGAACTGTTGCGCGATCAGATTGTTGACCTGGTAACAGCTCCGCTGCCCAATGATCCAAAGATGGCGCAAGCCGAGGTTGGAAGGCGAAGGCTCGAGGCTGACTACAAGGACAAGTTGGTTCGACAATTGCAGCCATTGGGATTGCGAGACAGGCGAGAGGATGCGCATGACAGTGGAGCTGGTGAGATCGTCATCCGTTGGGGTGGTGGTAATGCATTGCCTCAAACTGTACCGATGATCGAGGCTGATGACCTGGGTGAATAATACCCGTGATGATGACAGGCTGTGGCACTGGTCGCGCGCACGTGTGACCGAAATTTTAGAACCAAACAAGAACAGAACGAATCGTTTCGAATTGTTGCGAATATTCTGCGAACGTCGATAGCTAACCCATTGATGTTATTGGATTGACCCCTAGGTTACGAACCTGATTCGGGACCGATAGGGGGTCCGTTTTTCAAATTACGACCACCCCCACCCCCAAGGGATCGGGCGCTGTGACTATAGACGTAATAGGTGCGAGAGTGAGGCTCTGTGTCTTCCCCTGCCAAGAAAAAAACCACAGAAATCGAGATCCCATACACGCCGAGGCCGTTGCAGCTCGAGCTCCACAAGATGCTCGACGCGCACCGTTTCAACGTATTTGCGATACACCGCCGCTTTGGGAAGTCCGTTTGCGTTATTAATCACCTGCTTCGCGCTGCAATTCTTACGGATAAGCCAAAATGGCGTGGCGCTTACATTTCGCCCAGCTATAAGCAGTCAAAAAACATCGCCTGGGACTATTTGAAGACATTTGCGGCCAAAATACCCGAGACTAAGTACCACGAGACAGAATTACGCTGTGACCTGGCTAATGGTTCGAGAATAACCCTGCTCGGAGCGGAAAACCCGTCATCACTGCGCGGAATTTACCTCGATTTTTGCGCGATAGACGAGGTAGCGCAGACCCCGGCGAGTTTGTTCCCCGAGGTTATCCGCCCGGCCCTTTCAGACAGGAAGGGCAGTTGCGTGTTTATCGGTACGCCTTACGGCACCATGAACTATTTTTACGATCTGTGGGAATCGGCAGCTACGACTGACGGCTGGAACCGTCATATGTACCGAGCAGATCAAACCAACATCTTGGATGAGGAAGAATTGAGCGCTGCTCGAGGTTCTATGACCGAGGAGCAGTATAACCAAGAATTTTTGTGCAGTTGGTCGAGCTCGGTTAGCGGTTCGATCTACGGAAAAGAGATTGGAGCGCTCGAGGATGATGGTCGAATTACCGAGGTGCCGCATAATCCGCACCAGTTGGTCAACACTTATTGGGACATTGGGGTCCATGACTATTGTTCCATTATTATGGCTCAAATTGGGAAAGGCGGCGAAATACGTGTCATCGATCATATCGAGGATCGTGGACACGGCTTGCCGCATTACCGTCGCTTGCTGGAAGAAACTGGTTACAATTTTGGCGCGCATTACGGGCCGCATGACTTAGCTGTGACCGAATTTTCGAGCGGCATGAGCCGCATGGAGATGGCAGCGGAGCTCGGCATACGGTTTCGGATGGTTCCGCGCATGCCGGTCGAAGATGGCATCCATGCGTGTCGTATGATGCTTCCCAGGTGCGTATTTGATCGAGTGAAGTGCAAGACCCTGCTTGCTAACTTGAAGCATTATCACCGGGCTTATGATGAGAAGTCTCGCGTATTTAAGAACAAGCCGGTTCACGATTTTAGTTCGCATTCGGCAGACGCCGCCAGGTATATGGCAACGGCGATAACGGAAATGCGCGAGCATTCAGCTCCACCGCAAGCGTTTGCGGAGAATCAGTACAATCCTTTTGAGGCATATGCGTGAGGTAAAGATTGTTATGGGTTTTCTATTTCCTAAACAGGCAGCTCCGGCCATGCCGCCTATTCCGCCCGTTCCACCGGCTGCGCCGATAGAGGCGAAGAGCACCGAGGTTGAGGACGATCTCAGGGCTGATATGAAGCGCCGGAAAGGCAGCAAATCAACGATTATGACTGCATCGACCGGCTTAACCACTGAGCCCGAGACACCGGCTATGTCGCTGCTCGGGTCTGCAAAGGAGACATGATATGGGTGGCGTTGTTCCTAATCCTTTTGGCGGCGGCGGCGATGGCGGTGGTGGTGAGCCAGCTCCGGCACCTGTTCCGCCTAAACCCGCTGTGCGGCCTGGTGCCGTTGTGAATGTCGGCGACAAAGGCAAAGAAAAGTCGAGCGCCAAGAGGAAGATCCGTCGCGGCGCGTACCGGCAGCGGGTTCCGGCGACAGTGATGGGCCAAGAGCCGACGACCAGAAAAACCTTGTTAGGGCAATAGGAGATAGTCATGCCAAAAGGCCCAGGAACGTATGGAAGCAAGCGCGGAAGACCACCTAAGAAACCTGCGAAGCCTAAAGGAAAATAAAATGGAAGAGCCGGACGTTCAAGCCATTGGCTTGCTCAAGCAACTAGGGCAGCTCGAGAACTACCGCAAGACCTGGGAAAATCACTGGCAAGAGATCGGTGATTACATCATTCCGAGGAAAGCGGACGTTACAACGAGCCGGACGCCTGGCGATAAGCGCATGGAGAAGATCTATGACGCGACGGCCATACATGCTGCCGAGCTTTTGTCGGCGAGCTTGCATGGCATGCTGACCAATCCGAGTTCTAAGTGGTTTGACCTGCAATACCAGGACGATGCTCTGAATACCGAGGATGAGCCGAAGGAGTATCTCGAGGGCCAGGTCGAGGTTATGTACAAGGCTTACCAGCGCTCGAACTTTGCCGAGCAGATCCATGAGCTCTATCACGATCTTGTGACGTTTGGCACAGCCGTGATGATGATCGAGGACGTTGAGGGTGATATACGTTTTAGTACTCGCCATATTTCCGAATGCTTTTTGTCTGAAGACGAGTGGGGAAGGGTGGACACTGTTTTTCGCAGATTTAAAATGTCGCTCCGCGCAATGGCGAAAAAGTTTGGCGAGGACAAGTTAAGCGAAAAGCGGAGAAATGAGCTCGAGAAGGAGCCGTACAAAGAGGTGGACGTTGTTCATGTCGTCATGCCTCGCGATGACGCTGCATACGGCAAGAAGGACGCGATCAATAAGCCCTGGAAGAGCTGCTACATTTGTCCTGACTCGAAAACGATTTTGCGCGAGTCCGGCTTTGATGAGTTCCCGTATGTTTGCCCGAGAATGTTCAAGGCATCGCACGAGCTAAGTTACGGCAGGTCTGTTTCGATGGTCGCCTTGCCGGATGTCAAAATGTTGAACGCCATGAGCGAGACAACGATCAAGGCCGCTCAAAAGCAGGTTGATCCGCCGCTCATGGTTCCAGATGACGGCTTTATGTTGCCAGTGCGGACTAAGCCGTCAGGCTTGAACTTCTATCGTGCGGGAACCCGTGATCGAATTGAGCCTTTGCAGATCGGCGCACAGAACCCGCTCGGGTTAAACATCGAGGAGCAGAGGCGCAATCATATTCGCTCATGCTTCTACGTTGACCAACTTATGATGGCGCAAGGCCCACAAAAAACGGCGACAGAAGTGTTGGCCCTCACCGAAGAGAAGATGCGCATTCTTTCGCCTCTGCTTGGGAGACTGACTGCCGAGCTGCTCAATCCGATGACCAATCGCGTTTACAACATCTTGTCCAGGCGGGGCAAATTTGCCGAGCCGCCAATGATGCTTGAGGGCGGGGATGTTGACGTTGAGTACGTTTCGCCGATTGCGAAAGCGCAGCGCAGGTCTGACATCCAATCGATTATGCAGATGTTCGAGCTGCTCTCGCCGCTGGCATCTATCAATGCGGGTATCTTCGATCACTTCGACTTTGATGGTTTAATCCGTCACATACTTAAAACATTGGCGATACCTGCAACTATCACCAAGGGCGAAGGCCAGGTCGCGGAAGATCGAGAGAACGCGCAGATACAGCAACAGCAAGCCCAGGAGATGGCCGAGGTCACCCAGATCTCTGAGGCTATGGGCTCGGCTGCACCGATGGCGAAGGTCTTACAGCAAGAGGGTGCTCTAGGTGGATGAGACTGAGTTCCTAGCGCAACGCGAACGCCTGGTTGATGCCGCTAAAGAAATTTTCGCCGGCGAATCGGGAGAGGTTGTGCTCGAGCAGATGAAAAAGAATTACGGTTTCTATGCGCCTAACTTTTCAAGTGACCCGCACGAGACATCGTACCGCGAAGGGCAGCGCTCTGTTGTCCTTTACCTTATGCAATTGATTTCCGAGGAGCGTAAACAGCAAATAGAAGGAGAGTAAAACAATGGCAGATGAACAGGTAGCGGAGGTCGCGGAAGCGGTAGCCCCGTCTGTATCGGAGACATCTGATTGGAGAACGATGTTGCCCGAGGATCTTAGAGATCATTCGGCCTTATCATCGATCAACGATGTTCCGAATCTCGCTAAAAGTTTTGTGAATGCGCAGTCGATGATTGGCAGAGACAAGATTGCCATTCCTGGTCAGCATTCAAGTCCCGAGGATTGGGACCATGTATACGAGAAGCTCGGAAGGCCCGAGGGGCCGGAGCACTACGATATGGAGCTCCCCGAGGATTCTAATCAAGAGCTTGTTGGCTGGTACAGAAAAACAGCGCACGAGCTCGGGTTGAACAACGCACAAGCGCAGATGCTGGCGACTAAATACAGCGAGTTTGTCGGCGCGCATGTCGAGGCCAATACGCCGGATGTCAATGCGTTACAAGATGAACAACTTGCCGTCTTGCAGAAAGAATTTGGCGGTAAGTACGAAGAAAACATGTCGCTCGGAAATTCAATTGTGACCGAATTTGGCGAAGACGGCATGATGGAATTGGAGCTCTCAGATGGAACTCGGCTGGGTGACAGCGCAGCGTTTACGAGAACGATGGTTTCCATTGGAGAGTTTATTCGAGACAGGATTTCCGAGGATGCGTTCGAGGGCATAGCCCAGGCGCAAGGTGGATTGTCGCCGGACGATGTTAATGACCAGTTGCTCGAGATCGAGCGGCCTGGCAGTCCGCTTTATGAGGCCTCGCATCCTCAACATCGAGAATATGTAGATCGAAGAAAGCGCCTTTACGAGATGAAGTTTCCTGAAAGCGCTTAAAATCAGGGTAGCGGAAACGTCCTGTTGCTTGCTCGAAAGTAGAGCCGCTGATCGTTGCGCGAACGAAGGTAAGTCCTAGTCATTAGGGTAGCTAACCGGCCGTTAATTAACCTTAACTTTCAATGACTTAGGAGGTTTGACACATGTCAAATCAAATTACAACTGCGTTTTCTCAGCAGTTCGGCCAAACGGTCGCGCTTCTGAGTCAACAGCGCGGCAGCATTTTTCGGAATGCTGTGCGTAACGAGTCAGTGGTAGGTGAGAAGGCCTTTTATGACCAGGTTTCCTCGGTTGCCGCTGTGAAAAGAACCACGAGGCACTCTAGATAATTGGAGCTCTGGTTGGTAACAGCCAGATGATAACCCTGTGAATTGCTGGGAACCCCTAACGTCAAGTCGAGGGCAATCAGCAGCCAAGCCTCTAACGAGGAAGGTTCAACGACTATCCGCAAGGAGTAGGGTCAAGCGGCCCGAAGCGCAGGGCATCCCACTGGGATGATGATATAGTCTTATCTGATAAGAGATTATCAGCGGTTGCAATTTGCAACGGGTAGAGAATTAGCGCTCTCTACTGAAAATCTTGGATACTCCCCTCGTTGAAGTACCCCACAGCCGTAGACAGGTTGTGATGTACACCTATGAGTTCGCAGATTTGATCGATGACGCTGACCAGGTCGCCACTATTGTGGACCCGACCAGCGCCTATGCTCAATCTGCGGCAGCGGCCATGAACCGTGCCGTCGATGATGAAATTATCGCGGCTGCTACGGGAACTGCAAAGACGGGCAAAGCTGGCGGGACCGATACTGATCTTGCTTCCGCGCATATCATTGCTCATGGTTCGGCGGGTTTGACGGTTGCAAAATTGCTTAGTGCAAAAGAGCAGCTCGATCTCGCGGATGTAGATCCGAGCATTCCTCGGCATATTGCTGTTGCGCCTCAACAGGTCAAAGACTTGTTGAACACAACAGAGGTAAAATCGAGCGATTATAACACCGTAGAACTTGCGGCTTAACAGAGAAATCTGTTTCGAAAATCTGGTGAACTCAGGGAAACCCTCGCAAGAGGCAATCCTGATCCAAGCCCCGAAAGGGGAAGGAGCAACGACCATCCCGAAAGGGAGTAGGCTGGAAGCCCAGCCGAAGCGCCAGACACCCCAAGGGGTGATGATATGGTCTGATCTGTACAGGTGAAAGCAATGTACAGCGGCGAAAGCGGTCTTGGTTTAGCGAACCAAGGCGAACAAAATGAAAAGCACTTGCTCGCGGGGAGCTAAATTCGTTCCTCGGCTTTACCTTCCATATGTCTAACCGGCTGGCGTTGGATAGCACCACGCGAACTTGTTTCGCTTGGGCTCAAGACGGCATCTTGTTGGCAGTTGGGCAAGACGCAAAATCGCGTATCGAAGAGCGGAGCGACAAGTCGTTCTCCACACAGGTTTACTACAGCCAGACTGTAGGTGCGACTCGTATGGAAGAAGACAAAGTTGTTTCCATTCTTTGTACTGAATCCTAAAGGAGGGTTGAAAAATGGGTACTGTTTATTCAGCTCAAAAGACCAAGTGGGATCAGAACACTCCACAGGACATGATCAAGCCCAACGAGATGGCTGGTCGGGTCCGTATTGCCTACGGCTCTTACACAGCCTCGGCAGAGCAGTCTGACATCCACATGTTCAACCTGCCAAACGGCGCACGTATCATCTCAGGCGAGCTGATGCATGTGGCTCTCGGCAGCTCGACTACGGCGAGCGTTGGGCATGCGGCTTATACGAATGCGGCTGGGACGGCAGTTGCCGCCGATGTCGACGAGTACAAAGCCGCCGCTGCTTCGACCTCGATTACGACTGTGGCGTGTGCGGCAACATCCGCGCTCGGCAAATTCAGCGTAGTTGATGCGGATAAGAACGGCATTCCGATTACGGTTTCGATTGCTGGTGCCAACGGCACTGGTCTAGTCGAGCTCGTGATGCTCTATGTCGTAGACTGACCGAAGGATGGGGAGCTGGAGCATTCCGGCTCCCCATTTCTTTTTGGAGAATTTACATGGCATCTGATGTTGATATCTGTAACGCCGCGCTAAACAACATTGGCGCGACAAACATAATCTCGCTCACCGAGGACAGTAAGGCTGCTCGCGTGTGCAACCAGCGTTACCCAATTGTCCGAGATGCCGTTTTTCGGGTTCACCCCTGGAACTGTCTAATCCAACGCCTGGAGCTCGCGCAGGGCGCAACGCCAGGCTATGAGTACGCCTACTCATTTCCGTTGCCGGTCGAGCCGTATTGTTTGCGTGTCCTCGAGGTTGATGGTGAGGCAAGCGGCGTCACCTACGTTGTCGAAGGCCGTAGCATCCTCAGTGATGAGGCGACCATGAAAATCAAATACATTGCGCGCATCCTCGATGCCAACGAATACGACACACTATTGATCGAGGCTTTGGCCGCGAGACTATCGAGCGAGATTGCTTATCCGCTGGCAAACTCCACGAGCCTACAAGCGCAATTGTTCAACATCTACGAACACAAGATCTCGTCAGCTCAGTTTGTGGACGCGACAGAGGGAACACCTGCCGAGGTTACGAGCACTTACTTCACTGACGCGAGGTTGTAATGAGCAAGGCAAGTTATGCCTTTAGCGCGTTCACTGCCGGTGAAGGCTCGCCGCGCCTGGCAGGGCGGTTTGACCTTAGTAAATATTTTTCCATGTGCTCGACGCTGGAAAATTTTACAGTTATGCCGCATGGCGGGGTCAATCGCAGATCCGGCACACAGTATGTTGCCGAGGTTAAATCGAGCGCAGCCTCGACCAGGATAATCGGGTTCGAGTTTAGCACCGAGCAAACGTACATTCTGGAATTTGGCAATCAGTACATTCGCTTTTACAGGTCCGGCGCGCAGATCCGCGAAACAGCCAAAAACATCACAGCGATTACCAAAGCGAATCCGGCAGTCGTAACAAGTAGCAGTCATGGATTTGAAAACGGAGAGGAGGTCTATATTTCCGGCACGGTTGGCATGGTTGAGGTCAACAACAAGGCTTACAAAGTAGCAGACAAAACGACGAACACGTTCGAGCTTCAAGACATGAGCTCTACAGACGTTAACTCTTCCAGCTACACAACGTATGCAAGCGGCGGCACGGCAGAGCGCGTGTATACAGTCGCCTCGCCGTACCTGACTGCCGAGCTGTTCGAGCTCCAGGTCGCGCAGTCAAATGACGTTATGTACATCGTTCATCCAAACCATGCGCCAAGGAAGTTGACGCGCACAGGGCATACGGCCTGGACCCTAACCGAAGTCGCTTTCGAGCTTGGTCCGATGATGGACGAAAACAATACGACGACAACGCTCACGAGCAACGGCCTGACTAGTTCAGTAACGCTTACAGCGTCCGCTGTTACCGGCATCAACGATGGTGCGGGGTTCCAGACTAATGACGTTGGTCGTCTGGTTAAGCTGTTTGATGGCTATGCGAAGATCACTGCGCGCAATTCAACGACGGAAGTTGTTGCAACAGTGCAAACCAATGCAGACCTGAGAGATGAGCTGCTACCAGCGTACACGGCTGCGACTATTTCTTTTAAAGAAGGTGACCCCGATAGCACCGGCCTCGAGCACAATGATCGTATTTTAGACTCGGCCAAAAAGTTCATCGATGAGGGCTTTAAGATTGGTCAAAAAATCACGATTTCAGGAACGAGCAGCAACAACTCGACTTGTTTAATTGTTGCAGTGACTGCCGACACAATTCTAGTTAGCCCATCTGATGACCTGGCTGATGAGGGCGCAAGCTCCGGCAATACGTTGACCGGCACAATCGAGCCGAGTGATGAATGGTCGCTTGGCGCGTTTAGTCCACAAACAGGCTTCCCGAGTTCTGTGTGTTTTTACGAAGAGCGCCTGGTGCTTGCCGGGACAACTGAACAACCGCAAACATTGTTCTTCTCTGAAAGCGGCGGGTTCGAGCAATTTAAAGAGGGCAGCTCCGACAGTGACGCGATGCGCTACACTATCGCATCACAGCAAGTGAATATCATTCGATATCTGCAACCGCTGCGCGTTCTGGTTGTTGGTACGTCCGGCGGCGAGTTCGCGGCAAGCGCGAGCGCTGCCGGTGAGCCGCTCACGCCGACCAATGTGCAGATCAAGCGTCAGACAACCTACGGCGCATCGAAAGTAAGTCCGATTCAATCGGGCAATGCAGTTCTGTTCTTACAACGGGCAAAGCGTAAGATCCGCGAGCTGGTTTATAATTTCGACGTTGATGGCTATATCGCGCCGGACATGACGATACTTGCCGAGCATGTATCGGAAGGCGGGTTCGATGACATGGACATCCAACAGGAACCCGACAACATTATTTGGGCTGTGAGAGGGGATGGGCAATTATGCGGATTGACCTACCGCCGAGAAGAGCAGGTCGTTGCATGGCATCGACATCTAATTGGGGGATCGTTTACCGGCGTTCATGGGTCTTATGCTAGTGCGACTTATGATTACGGCATTGTGGAAAGTGTAGCGTCTATACCTGGAGACTTGGATGAAGATGATGTTTATGTGGTGGTTAAGAGAACCATCAATTCCGCAACTAAGCGTTATATTGAAAAGCTGGCTCCCCTAAATTTTGGCAGTGATGTTGCTGATGCAATGTTCCTCGATAGCTCGCTCAGTTATACAGGTGCGAGCAATACGTTAAACGGCGCAATCAATACGACGGCGACAACCATAACACTGACCTCGAGCTCCGACTTTAGCAGCTCCGGCGCTGTGAAGATTGGGCAAGAGATCATTACTTACACCGGCAATTCATCTAATCAGTTGACCGGCTGCACGAGATCAGTTGCCGGTTTGAATGCGTCACATGCGGATGACGCAACAGTAACCCAGGCTGTAAATTCGTTTACTAATCTGCATCATCTTGAAGGGCAGTCGGTTTCAATCCTGGCAGATGGAGCTGCGCATCCAGATGTCACAGTTTCATCTGGAGCCATTACTCTAGCGCGGTACGCCACAAAGGCGCATGTTGGGCTTAACTATCAATCGACATTGCGGACGATGCGCATCGAGGCCGGTTCCGTTGATGGGACTGCGCAAGGCAAGGTGAAAAGGCTGCACCATGCAACCGTTCGGCTTTATCGATCTGTGGGCGTCAAGGTCGGCGAGAGCGCGACAGTAAACGACCTAATCCCATTTCGATCATCCGCTGATCGTATGGATCAGCCGATTAGTCTGTTCTCCGGCGACAAACAGATCGAGTTTGATAGCGGGTTTGATACGGACGGTTTTGTAACAGTCATCCAAGATCAGCCTTTGCCCCTGACGTTGCTTGGCATTTATATCCGGCTGCAAACATTCGACACATGAACGACACTGAGATCGTACCATTTGTCGCAGATCATGCGCATTATATTTTGAAAACGGGCTTGCAGCTTGATGAGAGGCATAACTGGTATGACCAGGCGTATATCATGGAAGAAGCGGGATTTTGCGTCACGCTGCTTGCAAATAAGAAAGCGTTGCTATCAACAGGAATTATTCCTGTATGGGATGGGGTTGGAGAGGCCTGGCTGCTTACCAGCAAAGAGGTTCCAAAGTATCCCATCACCATAGCGCGAGCGATCTACGAATGTTTTTACCAATGGGTGGACGCCAAAGATCTTTGGCGGGTCCATGCCAACGTGCGTTCTGATTGGGACGTGGCAATTCGTTTTGCCAAGTTCTTAGGCATGAAGGAAGAAGGGCTTATGGAAAAGTTTGGGCCGGAAAAGGCCGACTATTTTCGTCTTGCATGGGTGCGCGAATGAGTTGGGCATATGCAGCGGCGGCGTCAAATGTTGCTGGCGGCATCATGGGGTTCATGGGCAACTCCAAATCTGCAAAATCATCACGAGCCGTAGCGGAATACAACGCGCAAATCAGCGAGCGTAATGCTCGAGTGCTTGATCAGGCCGCTGATCAGAAAGTGTTCATGGGCGACATGATGAACGTGCGCGCCGTTCAAGAATACAATCGCTTTCTGGACACAGCCGAAACCAACTACAACAACTCTGGCGTTGTTGCGAAAACAGGAACGGCAGCGCTTGTTTTGCTCGAGAGCGCTCGGGCGGCTGATGAGGATCTTGCAATAACGGATTACAATACCAAGGTCGCCGCGCTTGCGTTGAAGGAGCAAGGCACAGGGCTGCGCATGCAAGCCGACCTAACGCGAGTTGAGGGCAGAGCTCGAGCGCAAGCGTACAAGATAAAAGCTTATCAAAGTTTGTTGGGTGGTTTCAGAAGTGCGGCTGGGAGCATGATGTCGGCATGAAGATTCAAGCGTATCGCCCAAGGGCGCAATTCACAGATGATGTTGTCGCGCAGCCGCTTAACGTCCAAGCTAATTCCAGCGCGTTTGAAGCCGTGGGCCAGGCAGTGGCCTCGGGCCAAGCAGATGCAGACAAAGCTGCAGCCTTAATGGTTCACCAACAAAAGTTGACCAATGCCAAGGAAGTGGCAGGGGGTGAGAGTGCCTTTGCCACACGGCTCGAGCAGATCCGCGAAAACATCGAGGCAGATCCGAAATTCAATTCTGATCCCAAGAAAATGGAAATGGAGTTTAATAGTCGCGCCAATATTGCTCTTAAAAATATTAGGAAGAAGGTTGCCGGTTCATTAGCAAAGACAACATTTTCATCGCAAGCGGCAACGACTGCCAGGGGGGCAATGCTCAAGGCCAAACAGAATGCGCGGGTGCGGCTTACGGCTGAAGCGATCACAGCGAAGCTTGTAAAAAGCGATCAGCTCCAGCGTGAAATTGGCAAGCTCGATCCCGTTCGGGATAAGCATGATTACAAAACAAAAATAGATGAACTTTTTGGAAATCCAAAAACGGGACAGGTAGGAATTTTTGGAGAGCTGGTTCTTTTAGGCCACTTGGATGCCAAGCAACAATTCACCTACGAGCAAAACGCCAGAAACAAAATTGCAGTCCACCAGGTTGAAAAGGGATTGCTTGCGGCTAACCAAATGAGCCTCGGGAAAGAGGATATGAAAAACGGGGCAGCGGCGAAACAAGTGCGCGAAGTTTTAATGAGATTGCAGAAAGGCCATTACCCAGATCTTACCGTACAGGCTCGCCAGGATCTTGCAGAGCGCGCCAACAATTTAATCTTCAGCCTCGAGCGTTCGAGGATAGCCGAGCATGACCGAAAATTGCGCAATGAAGGAAAAGAGCAAATAAAAAAACGAAACAACAATTTTATTGCCTACCTTACATCAATTTCCGAAGCCCAGCGCAATCCTGGCGATTTAACTAAGCAAGCGGCAAAGCCAACTTTGGCAGAGCTCGATATTGCGTTAGCAACAGATAAGATTGATGATGTGCAATATGGCAAGATTATTGATTCGCTCAATAGTCAGTTCGCGCAGGTCACCGACAAGGTCTACCATAGCAATCTGTTGCGCCGGATTCGCAATGCGCCTGACAAGGCGACAATAGATGCAATTGTTCAAGAGGCCTATAAGAACCAAAGTCCAACGGCCAAAAACCCTCTAGATGGCGCGCAAGTCAGAGAGGTTGTTCAATACGCCGAGCAGTTTACCTCAAAAACAAAAAGAGCTATTGAGACAAAGAAATTTGGAGATTTGCTTGAGGCGCTAGTAAAGCCGTCCGGCATCCTAGATAAGTTGTTAGGTGGAGCGGACGAGCGCGGTGCGCTTGTTTTGTTTCAGTTTGACGCGCAAGTCAAAGAAGGCGGCGTCAGCCCGCAACAAGCTTTCCGCGACGCCATCCAACAATTTGAGATTACCGACAAGGCTAATCTCAATGCGATCCCGTATCCGCTTCACCCGCCACAGTTTATGGATGAAGTGCGCAAAGTGTCTTTCAAGAAGGATTTGAAAAACTGGACTGTGGACGATGTTGAACAGTCTCGAGCTATGACCATGACAAAGTTCAAGGGTAAGCCGAGCTTACTTGGCAGTGAGTTGTTCAAACTGCGCATGCTGCAAAAGTATATTGAAGCGAGGACTCCAGCGCTTGATGCCGCTGTAAGTCAATCTAAACAACAGTTGAGGCAGAAAAACCCATGATCGGCGCAGTGATAAATAACGAAGCAACGGAAGACATGCTGAAGCTGAATCAGCCTGTTCCGGCTGCAATGCCGCCCGAGGCAAATCAGGCCATCGAGGACGCTGGGTATAACTCGCAAATGGTGATCGACCAGGATCTCGAGATTGATCTCGAGGCCGGGGGTACGGAGTTTGGCGAGCGTAAGCACCAGGTGACAACGACAGACCTGATTAACAATCCGTTATGGATTGAAAGCGCAAAGGCTCTGATTCCTCTCTTCCGCAAAGAGGAGACAACGCCAACCAGCCGTTTTGCGAAAAAGTATTTTGGTGCCGAAGAAGAATACGGCGAAGAGTTTGAAGAAGAGCATGTCACCGACCTCGAGGCAGCTCAATGGGGCATCGAGCTGATGGGCCAGTTCAACTGGAACCTCACTGACATGGCGAAAATGGTCTATCAGATGCAAGACAGTTCGCCTCGTGTGCGCTATGCGTTTTACAACTTAATGCAGTCCTACGACAAGTTGCCGAATTTTACGTTTGACGGTTCCAAGCGCATGATCAAGGGGCTGGCAACGGACATCTCGACATACCTTGGACTCTCAACAGTTGGCGCTGGGTTCCTGGCAAAATTTAGCGCCAAGCAAGCCGGTAAGACAGGTTTAAAGAATTATCTCAAAGCAACAATGCCAGCGGGTGTTGTCGCCGGTATCGAAGGTGGTGCGTTTACATCACTCGATGACGCTATGCGTCAGACGGTTAAAATGCGAGCAGATCAACAGGATGAGTTTAGCCTGGGGCAGAACCTGGCGCAGACAGGAGTAGGAGTCGCCGCCGCTACAACCTTGGGTGTGGGTGGACCCAAAGCAGCGGAGCTTGCAATCAAAGGTGCGAAAGCCGGATTGGAGACTTTCCGAAATGGTTTTAACGACATGGTCGCCAATGCGCAGTCCGGCACCCTCACAATGGGCGCTGGGCCAACTGGGACAAAAGGTGGAACGGGCGGGAAGCCATCGAACATTACCAAGAAGATTGATGTCCAAGACCGCGAGCTAAGACAACGCAAGCGGGTGCAGCTATCGAGCGTCGAGCGAGAAAAGATCAACGAGCTCTCAGCCGCTAAGACGATACCGGCAAAAGACATCGAGGCCGAGTACCGGCGTTTGAAAGAAATGTATCCCGAGCGGGATGGCTGGGCAAAATTCACAATTAAAGACGTTAAAAAGAATAAAAAGAATAAGCAGGGCAACCTCGAGATCTCTGTTCAACAAAATGCGTATGGGTTCAACAGGCCTAAAGGTGCAGAAAAGGCTCCGGCTGAACCAGATCCAAAGATGGTTGCGGCGTCATCTAAGAGGATGGTCGAGGAAGTGGAGCAGTTGTTTGCTCGAGCAGCCGCTGGAGATCAAGCAGCTAAGAATATCATTGAGCATAAGACCTGGTATTCTCAAATGCGCGATCAGCTCCGCGCAGAGTTTGGCTCAATGGCTGATGTCTTTGCAGACGTTATCGGTGCGACTTCCGCGCAAACCAATGTTCGGCAGAACTGGGAAAATTCTATCGAGGTTATGCGGAAGTTTTCTCGAGGCGACTACGATGAAGCTCTAGATCGATTGCAGCGCTGGTTGGATGCGGGGGGCAAGTTAGGTTCCGGCAAGGCGACAAACGACGGCTATGTCGATCTCCACATGCGGGTCCGCAACGAGGCAGAGGCGAGCGGCCTTACTAAGGCAGAGGCGTTCGAGAAGGCGCAAGCGGCCTACCCGCTTATTACAAAAGACAACGGCAAGTTAATCAACGCGAACAGTCCTCAGACAATGCTCGCGCTGTTAGATCTGTTCCGGCAGAAAACCTCTGGCGGGTCGCCGAAGACCTTTAATTTTACCGGCAACCTGATCGGGTACTCTAACCTCGCAACCATCGATGTTTGGGCTGCAAGATTCTTGCAGCGTATGAGCGGCGGCAAAAGGCTTATCCCAAAAGCCGAGCAAGGTGTGTCAGGTGGATGGATGGCGAACCTCGAGGATGCTGGCGGCGAGTTTGGATTTGGACAAACGGTGTTCGCTGATGCATCGAGACAATTGAGGGCCAAAAACATCGACCTGGCAGATGACGACCTGCAAGCCGTTGTATGGTTCATGGAAAAAGAGCTGTGGGCGCAAAAGGGTTACACAACGAAAGCCGGTGAAGGCGGGAGCCTGGAGTTTGAGGCAGCTCTCGCAGGTGCGCCGGATCAGGAAGCGATCAAGGCGGCTAGAAAGGATGTCGATACAGATCCCACATTCCGGCAGCGTGAGAAGATTCGAGAGCAGCTCGATGACCCCGCTGCGCAAAAAGCGCTTGAAGATCAGCAAGCGCGACTAGCCGAGCTCGATGGGTTTATCCAGGCTGGAACGCCGACGCAAAAGCGTAAGTGGGTGACCGAAAATTTAGGCATTGAAGATCGAGAGGCAGCGGACCAACAAGTTAAGACGTTGCGAAAAGAAGTCGCTGCGCTGAATAAAGAAGTGAGGAAGCGCGAAGCTTTGCAGCCACGGCTTGATAAGTTGACTGAGAAAAAGGAAACGGCTGTTGCCGAAGGCGAGCGAGTGCTCGAGGAGAGCCAGGCGACAGTGCGCCGGTTTACAGGCGGGATCTCGCTGGATACGGAGAGCAAGGTCGCAACTAATCCCGAAATGAGTGGCGCGCAAAAAAGGTTAATGGCTCCACTGCAAGCAGATGATTCTGTTATAGCAGCAAAGGCAACGCCGTCTAGGGGGCGCTACATTGATCCTGAAGACGAGATATTCGATGAGCGCGCAATTGATTTTGAGTATGTGACGCGCCAAGACCATGACCCTGATGACGCTGTGAAGCAGATGGTTCAAGAGGCGAAAGATGCAGACCAGGAGAGCACATTTTTTTCTGAAGTGGTAAAGCCAAACACAGTTGAAGGCGCAAACGGCGGGATTGAGATTTACTTTAATCGAGATCTGACCCGCGACGATGTTGAGAAAATCACGCAATACATCAACGAGGGGAAACTTGGTGCAGGGTTTACCTTTGCTACTGATTTCCGTTTTGCCGAGCGCACAAGTAAGGGTGCCGAGGTCGGCGACTATGTCGGGCTGCGCGTCCAGTACATTCCTGAGTTTGGCGGGGGCCAGGAAGGCATGGCAGAGGCCGTCAAGAAGATGTTCAAGATTATCGATTCAGCGCCAGACGATATGGACTTTGTATCGAACATTCGGTACACTGAATACGATACGGAAGTGTTCTTCAGAGATGCGGGAGACTATGATGCCGAGCTTGCAGGAAGTGTACGAGATGGCCGTCGAGCAGGGTGGCGAAGATAGCCGGTCTGCCAAAGCCATTAAGATCCAGATGGAAGCGGAAGCGGCTAACCAAGGACAGAGCGCCGAGCGCTTGTTCATGGGCGGTGTAGGTCAGAAGCTACAGGAAATGAACGAATAAAACTTCTCTAAAACTAGTTGTCTAAACAACGGCCCTTTCGGGGCCGTTTTTTATTGGAAATTTCATGGCACTCACAGACGTAGAACAGAAGGCAACTTCCCTGCTCGGTCAGGGCGGCATGCAAGCACCTGCCTCGGTCGGCCCATCTGAGCCCGAGCCCTTGATGCAAGTGGCTGGCCCAGTAGACAAGATCTCTGCGAAAGCAGCTCGAATTATGTTTGGCGAGGGCGGCGGCATTCTGGAGAAGGGCCGACAAAAGGCTCGAGATCTGAATGCACCCCAGCCTGATGAGCTTGGAAATATTCCGCTGCCGCCAGAGGGTGCGCCAGAGGCACCTGCGCCGGTAGCCGCTGCGGCTCCGAATCCGGCCGCTAAGATTGCTGAAGAAGTGCAAGAGACAGTGCCGCCGGACACGCCGGAGCGGTTTATCCGAGAAGACCCTTGGGAGAATTATATCAAGGTCGGTGATGAGGACATCGATTTTGTAATGACAGCGCCCGAGCGCAGGGATGAGCTGCTCGGTTCTGGCATGACAGATTTCAACGCCAAGAACCTGCCGGATCAAAACGGCGTTCAAGAGCGCATGGAACAGATCTCGAGGATGTATCCTCACGAGATCTCTGCAAGCAGAAGGGAAAGGGTAACATTTGAGGCTGCTCGGCAGGTCGCTGACATGGTTGGTGCCAGCCCGAGGAGATTGCAAAAGGTCGCCAAGGCTGTGCTTGAGCGGCGTAAGGGCGAGGGCATCAATGTCGAAGGGCTCGGCATGATGGAAAGCATGCTTGCCGCTCGCGACCTGGTAGTCAGCGAAGTGAAAAAGCTAGACGGCCTGGCCGAAGCCGCTGCCGCCGGTCAACCCGTAGACCTAGCTACCTTTCGCCATCAATTGGAATTTGTCGCAAACCTGCAACGCCAGCTTAAAGGCGCGAAAACAGAATATGCGCGGACCTTGGCTGGGATGAGAATACCGGCTCCG